AAAAGTAGTGGTAGACATAGAAACGGAAGCAATCCCTAAGGAAGGAACTGACCACGTAAAGGTAATCTGGTGTATCGTCTGTAAGGAGGTAGGTGGTGACGGTAAGACAGAAGTATTCACACTTAATGGAGACTTAGGGTACAAACCCTTAGAGGAGTTTAATGACTATGCTAGAGATGTTGACTATTGGGTGGCTCATAATGGGTTGTCTTTTGATGTACCTGTACTTCTTCGTATTCTGGGAGCACCCATCTCTGTTAGTCGAGTTATTGATAGTTTTGTCGTTTCTCGTCTTGTTAACTATTCCCGTTATAGTACCCATTCTCTAGCTGAGATAGGCCACTCCCTAGGTGAACCCAAGACTCACTTCAACGATTGGTCTGGTCTGTCTCAGGAGATGATCGACTACTGTATCCAAGACGTTGTAGTCAACGAGAAGATTTACGAACACTACAAGAGGTTCATCTGGTCTGAAGAATGGGAACCAGCCCTTAAGCTTGAGCACCAGATGGTTCTAGTCAACAACGAAATGACTACCAATGGTTTCAAGTTTGACATTCCCAAGGCCAAGGACCTCTTGGTTCAGATCAAATCTCGTATGGCTGACCTTGAGCAAGTCTTCCAAGACATCTGGCCCCCTGAACTTGAGGAAGTCAATAGACTACAGTACAAAGCTAAAGCTGATGGTACTTTATACAAGACAGTGCAAGACGCTATAGACAGGTATCCCCAGACTAAAGTAGAGGCGGGTGAGTTAGTATGCTTTGAGTATGTACCCTTCAAACCCGGTAGTCCACAAGACAGGGTAGAGAAGCTCTGGCAAGCTGGTTGGGAACCTACTGAGAAGACAAAGACTCACTTCAAGTTCTCCCGAGAGGCTGAACCCGGTAAGATGTGGGGTAAGACAAAGCTAACCAAGAAGCTCTACGACGAGAAGAAAGAACACTTTGACTTCTACGGTTGGACTGTAGGTGAGACTAACCTCCTGACACTCCCTGAGGAAGCTCCTGAGGGGGCTAACAGGTTGGCTGAGTGGTTGACCCTAGAGGGCCGTAGAAGCTCACTGGAAGAGTGGCTAGGGTGTGTACAAGAGGATGGTCGTATCCACGGTAAGTTCTGGAACATCGGGGCTTGGACACATCGGATGTCTCACTCTAGCCCTAACCAAGCTAACATCTTCTCTCCGTTTCATGGTGAAGTACGTAATGCTGTGGAACAGGTTAAGGCAGACTACGACGAACAGCTTAGGGCCTTGTGGACTACAGACAAGGTACTTGTAGGTACAGATGCTTCGGGAATCCAACTTAGGGTTCTATGCCATTACATGAAGTCAGAAGCCTATCGTAAGGCTATTACAGAAGGAAACAGTGTTGATGGTACGGACATCCATAACCTTAATCGTAGAGCACTCGGACTTGACCATCTTACAAGGGATGATGCCAAGACTTTTAGTTAGATAGAAGTCTATAAACTAGGTGAACTCAGGGGAAGCCTAAGCGGTGACGTAAGGTAATCCTGATCCAAGCTTCGTAGAAAGTACTTGACCCCGACGCGTAAATGTGGTATAATATTCGTAAAGGAGTTATACCATGAAGAAATGTTTTACGTGCAACGAGACTAAACCTTACTCAGAGTTCCAGAAAAACTCTAAGAAAGCTGATGGTAAACACATAAACTGTAAGTCATGCCTGTCCTCTTTAAAGAAAGAAGACTACAAGAATAAGTGGTTTGTTTACCAGAGTAGGTTGAAAAAATCAGAGTCTAAGAAAAAGAGACTGGACTTCAACTTAACACCAAGCTATCTTGAGGGTATCTGGACAGAAGAGTGCCCCGTCTTCAACAAACCTTTTGTTAGGTTCGATAAGACGAACGATATGAGTCCAGCCCTTGACCGGGTTGATCCTTCAAAAGGGTATGTTAAAGGGAACGTCAGGTATATTTCAGCTAGAGCCAACCGTATCAAATACGATGCGAGTGTTGAGGAACTTAAACAGGTTCTAGCATACGTTGAAGGTGCAACGACTATCCCGTAAGGGAGTACACTCAAGTGAGTGGAAGCGCCTAGCCCCTTTTACCAAAGGGTGATGATATAGTCTGCTCTATACGGAAACGTATAGCTGGGTTCGTCCCGCATTAAGATTAACGACCTTGGTGGAACATAAGGCATCTACGCATTTCTCTTGGGTGCAGGAATCGGAAAAATCGCCTCAATTCTTAGAACTGACACTCGACAAGCCAAAAAAGCTATGGAGAATTTCTATGAGAGCTTACCTGAACTCAAAGAACTTAAGTCTCGACAGATACCTCTCGATGCTAGAAGAGGTTATTTTGAAGGACTCGACGGTAGGAAAGTTATCTGCGACTCTGAGCACCTCATGCTCGCCGGGTACCTCCAAAACGGTGAGGCTATCATAACTAAGAAGTGGATTCAGACTTGGAAACCAATGGCGACTAAGTTTGGTCTTTGGCATAAACTCGTAGACTATGTACACGATGAAGTTCAGACAGAGACCTTAACTGAAAGTGATGGAGAGTTACTAAAGATGATCCAGAAGAAAGCTATGGGTAAGGTAAACGAAGAACTAGACTTATTCTGTCCGATGGATGTAGAGAGTAAGATAGGTTACAACTGGGCGGAGACACACTAATGCACCACCTTATAGAAACCCTAGAGAAAAGCCTAGAGAAACACGGAGAGCAACCCCTGACTAACAAGTGGTTGTTGAACCTGCTCAAGACAGCTCAGCGTAAAGCAGAGAACGAAGAGATTCCATTCTGGGATTGGGTAGGGCCTGATGATATCTTTTAAGGGGAGTCTCTAATGGTTAGACCAACGAATAAAGACTCTAGATACCCGTACACCTACGCTTGTGATTGGCTTCGTATGGCTGGTGCCGCTAAGAGCAGAGGAGATGCTTGTCGCTTGTACGACGGGTACGATGAAGCTTGTACACTAGCAGACCAATACATAATCTACTGGAACCTACAACAGGACGCAGAAGATGTACTACGACACACTAAGGAGAGACTAAATGACTGAATTAGAACTACATAAAAGTTTGTTTGAGGGTGTGCGTGAAGACGACATGACACACCTACCTGAGGTCAGTACCTATAACCACAACTTCTACGTAAGTCCAAGCGGACACCTACTCTTTGGCAAGTCAGACGATGATAACTTCACTCAATGGTACTGGGTTAAAGGAGATACTGTTCGACCTATAGGTGGGTCTTACTGTTCAGACGGAGATAAGATCATTGTAGACTATGCTTATACCTAAAGGAGAACTAAATGAACTTCGTTGACTTTATTAGACACCAAGAAAAAAGGCCACCCAAAGTGGATGACCTTGTAGTAGAACTAAAAGAGAAATTGTTCTTTTGTGGTTCTCGATCCTTTGCGGAAAAGAAAATTCCTTGGTTAGACGACCACCTAGACTTCAGTAACGTAGACGACTGGGACTTCTCGTTTAACACTAAAGACAACAGAGCCATCGTACCGTACTTAAAGAACCTAGGCTTCGTCAAACAAGAGATTGGTCCTGAACACTTAGACATGTACTCAGACAGGACCTTCGGTTACCTCTACAAACATCCAGACTATAAGATTGACATTGTGGAAAGGTTTATGTTTCACCAATACAAGATGGTCTGGGAGAGTGCTTCAGCAGAGTTCTACTATAACTACCTCTGGAAGTCAGCGCCACACCGACCACAAGACCAAGAGAGTATCAGACAACATAAGGTATTCATCCGAGATTGGTTGAACAACGCTGTAGGTATGTTTCTATAACCTATAGATAGATCACCCTCGGGCATAACCTTAAGACTATTGTAACATAAAGACAGAAAGGTTGTCAAGATGTTTTTAACCCCGGGAAGAGAAAAATGACACAAAGTATCAAATGCTATGCACCAGAAGAACTTGGTATCGAAGACGAGGATGAGTTCCTTTACGACCCTGAACCGGATGGGTTTGTCTTCGTAACTGAAGAAACTATTATAGACAAAAGCCGATGGTCAACCTTCTACGAACGTGTAGCTCAAAGAACCTCAGACTTTACCTATTGGTCCTTTAGTTGGCAAGCAGGTAGCACTGAGATGCAAGAAACTGATACTGAACTACAGGCTTACCAAGTTGAGCCAGTTAAAGTAACAGTAACGCAGTACAAACCTGTAAAAACTTCTTGACTTAAGGTTAAACTTATGTCATAATACTAGTATAGACTACAAACAGTCTACCAATGTTTATTAAAGGAAAGTAACAAACATGGCTGAAGCTAAAGAAAAAACACCAAGCACTACACAACTCCTCGAAGTCGAAGGCATCCTTAACTGGGCCAAGGTCTTTGAGTTTAACCGCGACAAGAATGTTGATTTCCACGGGGAAGGTGGTGCCTACACTGTAGACGTACTCCTTGAGAAAGCTGAACTGGACAAACTCACCAAGTCAGGTTCTCGTCTTAAACCCAAGATCACAGACGACGGTATCGCTATCCGTTTCAAGCGTAAGCACATCCACCCTACAGGTATCGAAGAGTTCGGTGGAGCACCTCGTGTAGTGATCGGAGAGGAAAGCCCTGAGGAGTTCCCTGCTGATACACTGATCGGCAATGGTACTCGTGCCAAGGTCTTCTTCACTGTTTACGACACCAAGATGGGTAAAGGTACACGCCTTGAGGCTATCCAAGTCCTTGACCTTCAGGAGTATGAGTCTGAGGGTGAACCTATGGGTGGTATCAAACTTCCATTCTAAGGGTCCTCGGTGAAAGTCCGAGCAGGTGCAGGGCCTGAGTAGTACACGGAGAAGTATCTATGCCCTGAATCGTTGGTTGCAAACGGCGGGACCTGAGTAAGTCTTTAAACTACTCACCTTAATTTAGAGGATACTCAGTGGAAATAGCGGCTATAATCGTACTAGTCTTGATTATCGGAGCACTAATTTTTGGTATGAATGAGATGTTTAAATGAGTAAAGCAATCGACAAGTTTTTTGGTGAACACAGATTTCTTTCAAACTTTTGGCCTTGCACAGTGTTTTACGAAGGAGACGAGTACCCTAGTGTAGAACACGCTTATGTAGCGGCAAAGACAACAGACAGAGAAGTCCGTAAGCAGATTCAAGAAGAACCTAAAGCTGGTGCCGTTAAAAAACTAGGTAGACAAATTACTCTTCGGACTGACTGGGAAGACATTAAGCTTGAGGTTATGGAGTCCTTAGTAACTCAAAAGTTTACTTTTAATACTGACCTTAGGGAGAAACTACTGTCAACAGGTGATTCAGAACTAGTAGAAGGAAATACTTGGGGAGACACTTTCTGGGGAGTGTGTAAAGGAGAAGGACAAAACAATCTTGGTAAAATTCTTATGAAAGTCAGAAAGAACCTCAATGACTAAAAGTATATCAACCTTAGTAAAAGATATCTACTCTGAACTTGAGAATCGAGGAGGGTGGGACCAAGCGATCACTGACTACTTCGTTGACACCATGCGGGACTTCGCTGAGACTCGTATGCAGACACCCGAGGAAGTCGAACATAGGGGCGGTACCTTGAGGTTGTCCCAGATGGGTGTACCCTGTGATCGTAAGCTCTGGTATACTATCAACAAGCAAGCTGAAGCTGCAAGTCTACCTGCCAGTACACTACTGAAGTTCAAGTATGGTGACATCATCGAAGCTCTTGTCTTGTCTCTCGCTAAAGCATCAGGTCATGACGTACAGGGCGAACAAGATGTACTCTATGTAGATGGTATTAAAGGTCACCGAGACGCAGTGATTGACGGTATTACAGTAGACGTTAAGTCAGCTTCAAGCTATGCCTTCAAGAAGTTCGCTTCAGGTGGTCTACGAGATGATGACCCTTTCGGATATATCTCTCAGCTTAGTTCTTATGTCTACGCAGGGAGAGACCATGAGGTAGAAAGTCATGATACCCTAGGTGCCTTCCTTGTGATTGACAAACAAAATGGTACTCTCTGTCTTGATATGTACGACTTCGGACCTGAACTTGATACCAAGCTCGAAGAGTTCCAACGTAAGAAAGATATCGTAGCTCAACCTGAACCACCTGAGAGGACCTTTAGTGATGAACCTGAAGGTAAGTCAGGCAACAGGAAGCTAGGTATCAACTGTAGTTACTGTGATTACCGAACAACATGCTGGCCTAATGTACGTACATTCTTGTATAGTAACAAACCAGTCTTTTTGACGCACGTGGTCCGTGAACCCAAGGTACCAGAGTTGGACAACAGGTAATGAAACGTAGTGACTTCAGATCGGGTCTAGAGTACGAGGTGGCAAAGCAACTAGAGGATTCTGGAGTCACCTATGAGTATGAGAAGACCAAGATACCATACCAAAAGAAACCATCTACTTACTTAGTTGACTTCGAATTACCTAACGGGATCATAGTGGAGACTAAAGGTAGATTTACTTCTTTCGATAGAGCAAAGCACTTACTGATTAAAGAGCAACACCCAGAGTATGATATCAGGTTTGTCTTCTCTAACAGTAGGGCCAAACTTTATAAAGGAGCTAAGTCAACTTATGGTACTTGGTGTGATAAGAATGGCTTCAAGTACGCAGACAAACAGATACCCCCTCAGTGGTTGAAAGAGTAGTATAAGATGTTTAACCCAAGACGAAAAACAGATGATCTCACGCGTAAAGGCTGGGTGCAATTCCTAGTCTGTCAAAAACTTCAAGAGAGATTTCTTCGCTGTGGT